GAATGTCTCTTCGGGGGAGGCCGCTGCCTGGCTGGACGACGAGTGTACGACTTGCTCGGAGGTTACCGACGACGGCGCCCCTGTCGTTTGGTTGTCCGTGTACCGCTGATGAGCATCCGCTTCGACGCGAAGGTCACGTGTAACGGCTGCGGCACGCCGCGCGACGACGGTGCTGCGCTCGAGTTCGGCGGCCAGCGGGTAAGCGACGCCCCGGTGAAGGGCGGGCGCGAGGTCATCGCGACGGTCGCCAAGGAGTGCCCGGTCTGCGGTAGCACCCGGGTGAAGATCGTCGCGACGGCTGGGGTCATCCGGGGGTGATCGAGTCGGCGCGCAACATGCGCTTGTAGGTGTTGGCCACCACCATCGCCCGGGTGCCGAGACCGCGAACCAGGGCCCAGGAGCGGCAGAACGGTGCACGCGCGCTCGCGACCGTCACCCGTCAGAGCTCGAGCGAGCAGACCGCTCGGAAGCTCGCCACGATGCTGCTGGCCGGCCAGGTCCCTGTCGAGATCCTGAAGCAGAACATCGCGGGTGAGGTTTCGCCGCGCGCAACCCGCTCCTATTACGGGCGCTCGCTCTCGCTCGACCGCATCGAGTCCGTCATCCGGGGGGCGAACGCCGGTCAGATGCGGGGCATTACGGAGCTGTCGCGCGAGGTCATGGAGGTCAACGGCCACATGTCGGCCGAGGTTCAGAAGCGGATGAACCGCGTCGCGGCCGGCCGCCTCTGTGTGACGCCGGCGTCCGGCGAGGACGTCGACGAGGACCGTGCGCAGGAATACGCCGACATCGTCAGAGCGCAGTTCCAGCAGATCCCCGACATGCAGTCCGCGCTGATCGATATCGCGTGGGCGGCGTTCGACGGGCGCTCGGCGCTCGAACTCGAGTGGGCGCTCCGCGGCGGGTCGACGCCTTGGAACGTTGTCGGGCTCAACTGGATCTTCCCGATGCGGCTCTCCTTCGACTCGCACCGAAACCTACGGATCATCGACGAGCGATTCGAGTCGCCCGGGTTTACCAACGTCGGTTTCCCCATCGAGGAGACGCCGTTCAAGTTCATCGTCGCGAAGCCGCGGCTGTTCGGCGATCTTCCGGAGCGCGAAGGGCTGTCGCGCCGCTGTCTCTATTGGAGCTTCTTCGCCCGGTACGGGACGCGCGAGCGCGTCATCCTGATGGAGATCTTCGGCAAGGGGTGGCGGATCGCCAAGGGGATGGCGGGCATCGACGCTGCCTATGACGACGTCGCCATCGACGCCGCCAAGGAGATCCTGGACAAGCTCGGCGGCTCGACGACGGCCGTCCTGCCCTACGGGTTTGACGCTGATGTCGTGATGCCGCCGAAGGGCGCGGGCGACGTCCACGGGGATGTCATCAAGCATGCCGAGGATCAGATCTCGAAGCTCTGCGTCGGCCACACCAGCACAACGTCGACGCAGCCGGAGGGCATCGGCTCAGGTCAATCCGCACAGGCGAGTGACGAGCTCTCGCTCATCATCTCGTCGGATTGGAAGCGGATCGGCAATTGGCTGACCCATCAGCTCGCGCTCCCGATCGTCGTTGTCAATAAGGGCATCGAGGCGGCGCCGTTCGCTCCGACCATCACGGTCGAGGCGCTGGAAGGACCACCCGATCCAGCGAAGGAAAGGGCAGGCCTGAAGGACGCGCTCTCGATCGGTCTCAAGGTCTCGCTCGAGGAGGCCTACGAGCGCACCGGTTACCGCCGACCCGGCGAGGATGAAGCGTTCATTTACAACGTGCGCGGGCCTGCTGGCCCGGACGGCACCCCCGGGGCCCCCGTGCCGACGGTCGTCTACCCGAAGGGCGAGAGCCCCGAGCCCGGCGAGCTCGCGTCGGCGCCGGACCTCGCGCCGGTCGAGGGCGACGAGGAGGCAGATGCAACGGGCCTCGCCATCACGCCGAGCGATCTCGCCGTCGTCACCAAGGTCAACGAGGTGCGCCGCAACGCCGGCCTCGAGCCGCTACTCCTGCCCGACGGCAAGCCCGATCCCGACGGCGAGCTGACGGTCCCGGAGTTCAAGAAGAAGCGGGAAACGGCCGGCGAGCAGACCGGCGCCGCCGAGGGGAAGGACGACGTCAAGACGGAGTTCGGCGAGGACGCGCTACCGAAACCGCCCCCGCCGTTCGGTCAGCCGCCAGCGGGCGCACCGCCGCCCGGTGGACCACCGAAGGCCCCGCCGCCGCCAGGGAAGAAGCCGCCCCCGGGAACGAAGCCTCCTCCGCCACCGCCGGCCGACGATGAAGATCCGACGCCCCCGCGATAAGCGATACCGGGTCGTGCTCGAGGGGTTCGCCGGTGAGCTCTTTCGGGGCGAGGTGGCGGAGCTCGAGGAGCGCATCCGCTGCGCGCGTCAGCCGAGCACGCTCTACGGATCGCCCGAGGCGCTCATCGAGAAGGGCATCGACCTAGGCATCACGGAGACGGCCCGATGGGCGGAGCGCATCGTAGACGCTATTGGCAATGCGGACAGCGCTGGCGCTATTCGCAGTCAGACGCGCGCCGCCGCTAAGCGCAACGACCTGAAGGCATTCGCTCGCAACACCTACGAGCGGATGCTGCACTGCGCGGCGCTCGGCGCGCTCGATGCCAATTGGGAATACGAGACCGACGGCACCGTTGCCCAGCCGCGGTTCGTCGCCATCCCCCCTCTGCCGGGTTTTGCCGACAAGCCCTTTGGCGAAGCCATCTCTTGGTTCAAGTCGAAGCGAGTCCTTCGGCCCGACGCGTTCCGGGCGCTCGACGCGTCGGCGAAACGGCGCGCCTTCACGGTCGCGCGGCTCGCGAACGAGGACCTGCTCGGCGCCGTGCACGCCGAGCTCGCGCGGCAGCTCGAGCAGGGGGCGAGCCTCGAAGACTTCAAGCGCTTCGCCAAGGCACGCCTCGAGTCCGCGGGGTGGGTGCCGGCGAACAAGAGCCACGTCGAGCTCATCTTCCGCAACAACGTTGTGGGTGCGCACGGGGCCGGGCGGCGCAAGCAGATGTTTCAGCCCGAGGTCCTCAAGGCGCGCCCGATCATCCAGCTGAAGGGCGTGGGGGATGACAGGATGCGGCCGCGCCACAAGAAGGCGAACGGGAAAGCGGCGCTCGCGAGTGACCCGGTGTTCCGCCATCTCTGGACGCCGCTCGGCCACTGCTGCCGATGTAGGTTCGTCAGCCGCAGCGAGGTGGAAGCAAAGCGGCTGGGGCTCGAGCTCGTCGACGGCAGCGTCCTCGAGGCGGCCCAGGATCCCGGGTGGGAGAGCCGCGGCGGGTCGCTCTGAACGGGCCGTCAACATGCATGCCCGGCTGGCGGGCGCGAACCTCGGCCCCGATGCGCCCGATCAAGCTGCCCTTCCGCGTTGCCGGGACCACCGTCGAGCTGCTCCTCTTCGCGACGAAGCCACCGCCGACCTTCGGCGTCGGGATCAAACTGGCCGTCACGGCCCCGAAGGTGGGCGAGCCGCAGGCAAATCCTCGATGGATTCACGTCGCCAACGAGGGCAACTACGACGGCTACCCAGGCGGGGGCGTGGCGATCACGCGCGCGACGCTCGAGCAGATCGTCAAGAACTTCAAGGCCGATCCCCGCTTCAAGCTCGGCGGTAACTCCCTCGGGGAGGGCAAGGTCGTCCCCTTCGACTTCGCGCACGTGTCCGAGATGGACCCGCGGATCGGGGACCCGGCGAAAAACGAGATGGCGCCGGCGTGGGGGATGGACGTCCAGCTGCGCAACGGGGACGACGGCCGCGCGCAGCTTTGGGTGTGGGCCCAGCTCGGCGACGACGTGAAGGGGATGATCGAGAAGGGGGAGATCACCTTCGTTTCGATCGCGTATGCCCCGCAGGCCGTCCACCCGCAGACCGGGGAATCGATCGGCGCGCTGATGACCAGCGTCGCCTTTACCAATAAGCCTTTCATCCGGGACCTGACGCCGCTCGCCGCCAGCGACTTCGCCGCTGACCTGCTGGCCAACATGCGGGCCAAACCCGAGTTCGTCGATGTTGTCGAAGCGATGGTCCGCGCCTCCAAGGCGCCCACGACGGAGAGCCCTACAATGGAACTGAGCAAACGACTGGCCAAGCTGTTCTCGATCAACCTCGCCAGCGAGGGCGCCGAGGACTTGATGGTCGCGGCCGCGGACGAGGGCGTGAAGCTGAAGCGCGAGATCGCCGACGTCCTCAAGGCCACGGGGTTCTCTGACCTCGCCGATCTCGTGAAGAAGATCCCCGAGCTCCTCAAGGCGCAAAAGGAGTTCTCCGCACTCTCGACCAAGCTCGACGACGCGCTGAAGAAGCTCAGCGGGTTCGAGGTCCAGGCGGACGAGGCCGAGGTCGCGGCCGCGATGAGCTTCCACAAGATCCCCGAGAACTGCCAGCCCCTGATGCTGTCGTTCCTCAAGACCGACCGCAAAGCGTTCGCGGAGAAGTACCCGATCCCGGACGCGCAGCGCGCGCACCTGCTCTCGACGTTCGCGGCCGGTAAGGGCGGCACCCAGGTGAAGCCGCCGAAGGCGGGCGAGAATCTCCCGATCGAGCAGCCAACCGATGGCGACGCCACGCCGGTCGACCTCCGGAACTTCACCGGCAATCCGACGGAGCGCGTGATCGCGCACCTCAAAAAGCAGGACCCGGACTTCGGCAAGCTCCCCTGGAAAGACCAGATCGCGCGAGCCGGGACGTTCCGGCAAGCGAACGCGCACCGCATCGTGCTCGCCTGAGCGCGCCAATCGACTGCACCCAGCAACCTCTACCCAACCGACAGGTAAAACATCATGCCGACAGCTCGCCGAATGGTTCCCTCCGATGGGGTACGGGCGTACAAGAACGTGAACGTCGCTGCGATCCCGGCCAAGCGTATCGTCAAGGCGACCGCCGTCACCGAGGAGATGGACCTCGCGACCGCCGTTGGTGACGTGATCCTCGGCGTCACGATGGCGGCGGTTCCGCCGGGCCTCTACGGCGACGTGCAGTCAGAGAAGAAAGGAATCGTGACATCCGGCGCCGCGATTGTGGCCGGCGTCCGGCTCACGACCGACGCCGCCGGCAAAGCCATCACGTCGTCGCCTGGCGCTGGCGTCAACCATGGCTTTCTCGGCATCGCGAAGTCGGCCGCGAGCGCCATCGATCAGGACGTCGAGGTCGAGCTCGCCGGCGAGGGCGAGACCTTCCAGGGCTAAGCCCGAACTTCATCACCCAGCGACGAATCGTCGGAACCAAAGGACCCACGTCAAATGAACTTCACGGCACCGCAGGAAAAGAGCATCACGTTCAAGCTCATCGACGACGCGCCGGGCGTGGGCCGAGCGGGCCAGACCGTTACGATGGCGTTGTCCCCGCAGGACACCTACATCACGGGCGAGATCGAGACCTACCTCGGGGGATACTCGCAGCAGTCGGACTTCCGCGCCGACCAGGTCAGCCCGCCGATCCTCGTCGACAAAGAGACCGGCAGCTACCGAAACTTCACGAAGGTCAACACGTTCAAGCGTGTCAACGTCAACACGTCCCTCCAGGGAGCGATCAACGAAGTCGATCCGGAGACGGAACTCAAGAGCTACACGGCCGAGCACCGCGCGCTCGGATGCTTCATCCCGGCGATCACGGCCTCCCAATCTGTATTCGACCCGATGCTGGCGGGCGCGAAGCGAATCCGGGAGGCGATGGACCTCGACCGTGAGATCCGGCTCTGGGGCGTGGTGACACTCGCCGGCAACTGGGCCGCCGCCAACAAGGTGACGCTCGGCGCCGGCTTCGAGTGGGCCGACCCCGTCGGGGCCAACTCCGACCCGCTCGGTGATCTGTCGCGCCGTCGCCAGGGGAGCGCTGCCCGCATCACCGATTGGTGGATGAACCAGGAGATCGCGGACGCGTACATCCGACACCCGGCCGTCAGAGCCCACATGCTGCAGATGCTCGGCCACAACGCTCCCTCGCCGCAAATCGTTGCGGCCGCGGAGGACTTCGCGATCCCGGGCGTAGGCAACATCCACGTCGTGGCGGCGAA